TCTCTGGCAGCAGTCTAATTTACGGGAAGAATCTAAATAAGATTCTAAGGAAGGCTACATCACGTCTGCAGAACATACAGCACCTTTACGCATCCTGTCTACGGATCAAAATACCTTACAATAGCCTATCAGGAAAATAAGCTGCCAATCTACGATAATAATAATAATAAAGAAATAATAATAATTATAAAGTAGATAAATTACTCTACTCTAGTCCATAAGAGTCGAGCAACTTGTAAAGTAAATAGAGCAAAGATGTCAAATGCTCCATGTGGCGTGATGAAAAGCCACGGATAGATATACGCCTGCTGAGGTAATGAAACCGCGCGCGTATACATATCATAATTGAGGAAGACTTCAGTCAGAATCAGAAAGATTCTCATCTTCCTCGAGAGAGTGAGTTCCATTGAACTCGTTCCATTCCTGATCATAAGCGTTATATTGTACATCAACCTCAACAGTGAAATCGCCCCAAGTGGATAGGGGTCTAGAATAAGCCAAATCAATGCCGTATTCATCCACTGTAATGCGGTCGGAAGAACTGAAATAAAGAACATAACCAACGCTCACGAAGGGTTCAGAACGAGTGGGAAATGAAAGCCACCTAGGGATCCGTTGATACGATATCGCACCGTTCTATATAACTATCGTATATCCTTTGAATGCGTAAGCATTCACTTTCATCTACTTGTGACATGTCAGAAGGATAGATAATATTATCCAATTCACGCCAAGTGTAGAATCTAGGATTACGAATATGAGGATAGTCATATTTCACAGATTGATACCAATCAACGAAAAATTTTCTCAAATTATTGTAGAATTCCGGACCATGACCGTATGAAAGCAATAAAGACATTTCACAATTAGTCATTGTAGGTTCAATAAGATCAACATCGAGATAATGTGTTGCTGGTCTATGAACCCACAAATAACATTCATGAATAGACTTTATATCCAATCTGGACATATACATTCCAATACGCTCAGGGTGAGGAACCCACATATGTTTGAGAAAAGAAATTTGATCAAAACTAACATACGGAAGTACATCCTTCGACTTCCGGGCATCAGTGTAAATCATTCCATGTTCAGCAAAATATTGCTGTAAGAAAATATTGTTAAACCGACCTATAGCTTCGTCAGAGACTGCAATAACTATATCATCGCCATAACAAATCAAACGTATATGTTTTCTAAAAGAAGCCATATTGCACATTGAAGGGTCGTCACTCCAACAATACAACCAAGCTCTACGAATGCCTTTGGAATTAGAAGCATTGTTGAACTCGACTGTACCAGGAAAACCAGAAGGCATTCCAGAAAGAGTTAGATATAAAAGGTTACGACACAAATGTGCTGCTTGACTAGATTCAAGAATCATACAAGTTCGTTTCTTACAATCTTGTTCAATATTAGGATTGAAACGGTCAAATTTACGATACCAGTCATTGATAGTTCGACAGAAATCCATACTGTCTCGCGTATCAAGTCTTGGACCAAATTTCTTATAGTCCCCATCTAAGAACTTAGTAAAGCCTTGTCTTAAATAGTCAGCTATTAGAGTCCATTCAGGCCCTTGAACGGCTATACCAACAGCATGTTCTAAATTAAGACGATTCTTCTTATAAGCACATAGAAAAGAACCAAAATATTGTCGAAACTGTATTGTAAAATCAAGTGGACAAGTAGAAAAGATCCTAGTTGCACCAGGAACACTCATCTTCTCGTTGGGGATTCTACAATCTTTCTCACAATCTACAAAGACCGTACATGGGACCAGTCCTTCGATCCGTAACCGATCTTTGCGATCCATTTCCTTTGTAACCATAGGATGAAGTTCTTGAAGTTTATTTCTTCCAGAAGAAGATTCAACCTTAACTAACCAACGTTTAGAATTGTCTGATTTAGTTGGACGTTTAGTCAGATAAGGAAAACCTTCAGAGGTAGAAAGTTCCATAGATTTAAAATCTATTTCTGGAATACCTTCAATAGACTCTTCAACAGTTAACACTCGAACAGTATTTGATACAGGAATACAATTAGATAATATCATTTCTGTGTAATCCTCATGTGCACGTTGATAATGTACAAGATCATACGGTTTGAGTGGTTCACCATGAAAAGCAACACCTTCTTCCATTGGATCAAAAGCACGGTTTGGAACCATACTTCTGCACAAAGGAGCTGGTTGTGTTAAAGGTTTGACATCACATCTAGGCTGGATGTGAGAAGACACAATTTGAGTTTTAATTGCTTGTGGATGATTATAATTAAGTGTATGTAAAGGAACTACACTTGTATCAATTGTGATAGCAGGGTCACCATTTCCAATAAAAGAACTATCGATTTCTTCACGATCAATGAAACCAATAGAAGGAATGCTATCCAATTGCTCCTTAAACAAAGGTTCGCACATACCTAGTGCTACTCCTTGTTTAGGAGAACCAGCAATATGAAATCCAACTATAAACTGTGCTCCACACATTTCAGCGCAGATAGGAGACATACAAAAACCTCTTCCAGACCAAGTATATTTAATTGGATGGATTATGGTACTTGTTTGTTCCCCATGATCATCAATAACAGTTTCAGGTGTAAACGAATAAGAAAAAGAGATGTTATTAATCTCATCCGTATCGGCTTTTTGATAAAACGCAAAGCCACGCGTTGGGTATAATCCAGCTTCAAACTGGCTCACAGAACCAAAATGCTTTCGAATATCTCTAAACATTGTAACAGTGTTGGGAGGCAACACTGCTATTACATATTCAGATTCTTCACAAGGCAAAAATTCTATGGAAGATAGAGAACACTCTGTACAAAGAGTGCAATTCCGAGAAAGAATTTGCATGTGAGTACATCCGGCAGCTTTGATATTAGACCAATAATGCTTAAGAGTCATTAAATTATATTCAAATAATCCATAAGCACGACTAGTCACTATCGTTTCTGGATCTGGTTCACCAGTAGGAAGTTTCTTATACCATCGTAAGAAAACTAAATTTCTAGATATTAAAGGTTTGATGTTTTCTGTAAATTGCCCATGTGACTGGGATTTTACAGCAGTAAAAGATTTTATTTTAACACCCTTAAATCTAGTTTTCTTAGCATTTGTTGTTTTTGTATCTCCACTGCGCGCAATTTGCGCCTGATCAGTCCCTAGATCAATCAGTGAAGGCACAAACACTTCTTGATTAGAAGAAGTGGTCAATACATTGGTATTAGAATTATTATCTTCTTGCGGGACATTATCACTGCAAGCAATAGCCGTACTTCTACGTTTATATAAATAATAGAAAACGCCTAAAGCTCCCAGAAAATAAGTTAAAGCATTAGATAATAAAGCTTGTATAGATGCAAGGATAAGACCAAAAGTGGTTTTAAGAAACTCACACATGGTAGGAATAAAACCCTTAGTCGATTCTGCAACAACTGGAGTTTCAAGATTTGCAAGAGATGTTTGAGGATAAAAGATATCCTTATTAGATTCAATAATAGCATAAATAGAATGTTTACGCTTCTTCAAATCATCAATAGCTTGCTCATCAATGAAAATACAGTCAGGTCCACAGAACAAATCAAGAGTCTGGTTCCTAAAATACCATTTGTTCAATTTCCTATCTATATCCCACTTTACGCAATCTGTGTTGAAAAGATTAAATTTATTGACATGAAGACAATTACATTTAAATCGATTCGCAGTACACTCGTCGCCCAAAGTAGGTAGAGACTCAGGTCTTAGAGAACGAATAGAAAGAACTTCAAGATCAGGAACTTCGCTGATCTCATTTTCTAATTCTTGATCTATTAATTCTGCACCTTCCCCCTTCATTCCAAAATTTTGTTGTATAGTACTAAAAGCAGAAGTAACATTAGGTTTCGCATAAGACAATATAGATGCGAAGGATTGAAACAAAAATGTTCCATCAACCAATTTGTTAATCCACCTTTTGGTAATAACAACTCCATTTTCAATGTCAGTCTGATATGGCTGAGGATCTATTAAAGTAACTAAGACTTCATCTACATTAGACTTAATACGATCAAGAATCTCTTGTAAAGGAGATTCATCATCTACTTCAGTCACTTGTAGAGAATTTATTTTATCTAGAGTTTGTCTAAATAAAAAGTCTTGTTTAGATCTATAGTTACCCTCTAATTCCTGAACTATTGGAATTAGATCCTCATAACTCATATATTCTGACATTCCTGAAGAAGGATTAGCAGAATCTTTATAGATTGCAAATTTTAAATGAGAATATTTTGAAGTAATGTTATTTTCCTCAACATATTTCTTGTGTGCAGCAGCCACATCAGGGCTGTCAAAAGGAATTTGATTTTGAATGAAGGAATCAAGATGATTAGCATATGTAACATATACTAAACAATCTCTCCTCCTCCAAAATGCCTTTTGAGTGCGTATTTCAAGAGGTTGAGGAAAAGCTTCATTACAACAAACAGCGAGAAGTTTTGGAGCCCAAGGTCTACCTTTATCTTCAATCTCAGCTTGCTCCGGAACAAATATAGCAGGAGATTTTAGTTGCATAAAAGCTGAAAGATCATCAGCAGCTTTTTCGCCAGAAATAATTGTAAAGTCATCGAAACGACCAGCAACTTTTCCTTGGCAACCACACCAAAATCGTGCACCCGGTTGGATGTCGTAAATTGGATTTCCTACTACAGTAGTTCCAGAAGATTCAAGAAGAGAGAAAATAATATCGTTAGACACTTGAGACTTGCCAAAACCAGGTGGTCCTGAAAGCCAAATACAAAACGGTTCAGACCGAACTGACACTTCCGTTGTCCATGAGACAGCCTTATCACGAAGGCGCTTCAATGTAACTATACGGTTAATCAGTCCAGGAACAGCTATCTTAGATGGCCGCTGTTTCATAACGTCTCTAAAAATATAATCTCCAAGCTCCGTTGCGACTAGAGTCCTTACTAGCCACTTAGGAGAAGATAGTACTTTATCTTCATTTCTTGCGTCGGTTAATATATCCACCTCCTTAAGCCATTTGTCCACAACATCAGGCTGACTAGCCTGAAGTCTTGCCATTATAGATGAATGAGATATTTTAGCAATAACCCAATCAATCAATTGATTTACAATGGTAAACAAAGAACAAAAGAAGTTAGACATAGAAACAAAACGAGATCCAGTATAAGAAAATCCCTTAATCAAAGTCTCTGTCCAATCAGAAAAACATTTGGGTTTAGATGTATGAATACCAAATGAAATACAGATTGCAGAGAATAGTAGAGATACGAGTTCCCCTATCTGCTTGTTAGTAGATTTGTCATCGTCAGACTGACCAATCATTAATTGTGGTTTGATCTGATTGACAGCATAACGACGACGATTAAACTTCCTAACAATAACAGACAAAGTTGTACATATTACTACAAACATTGACTGTGGAATCAATCTTACTGAATTAAGAAATGAAACAAATGCATGTGAGAGAGATAGAAAATCAAAGTCATGCAACATAGGAATAGATAAAGATGAAATAAGAGCTGCCTTGAACTGCTCTGATAACAATGCCAACTTCTCAGAGATAGAATCTATTTGAGGTTCTGCTCTCTTAAAAGCTAGATATGTTCCAATTCCTGCTGTTGCACAAATTGCTGACTTATAGGGTCGATCAACTATCTGGTGAGCCAGATAGGAAGCTCCTAAAGCTGCAAAAAGTGACATATGATCTTATCCAAACGTTTCTTTCAACTTAATCATAGGAGGGAATCCTTGAAAAGTTGAAAAACGACAGTCATCAGCTATTGAATAAAACACAACCAAATCTAAATTCTCAGATTTAGCGTCTGGATGTTTCATACAGCCAATTACCAATTCACCAAGGGATACATGCCAAGCTACTTGTTCTTTAGACACATCACCAGTCATTTGAAGTAATCCATATTCACCAGGTTGATAAAATGGAACTTCAATAGACATAGTGGGGTTAACACTTGTAGCCTGGAAAGAAGAAGCATATCCATGATTAAAGATTGCATCTAGATGAGTTGTGAAATGTTTTATTGGGGCTCGTGATCTAAATCTACGATCAGGTCGAACTTGAACCCATAGAGATCCAGGATTATTTACTTGACATAAAATTTTGAATCTCAAACCTCCACGATAATACCTATAACCAGAAGAAATTATAGGTATTAAACCATCTCGACACAAAGCATTAAAAGGATTCATTTCCTCTAAATGTAAACCAGTAGGAACTATCGGTATAGCTGCTAGAGCAACGCCAAAATGTTCATTAGGCTTGATTGTGTACTTCCAATATGGTTGATACCGACGACAAAGATCTTTTAAATCAGAGAAATTTTCACCAAAATTATTAAAAGAACCAGTAGAATAGTTCTCCTGAATAATGGTTACTTTTCCTGAATTAACTCTTTCATCAGATTCTCCTCTACTTATCATCTCGTAGTCCTCAACGAGAGTATCAGGCAGAAGGACGAAGTCAATGTCAACAGCTCTTTGACCTTCCAAATAATACATTAATCCCTTACCAGCTGAATCAACTGGAGACCAAGTATTCTTTGTAGTGTCAGAAACTGTATAACAATGAGCATAATCTGGTTTAAGAGATTTGCCATCAGTACTGTATCGCCATTTTCTTGTTTGTGTTGAATCCATAGGTGCAAAAACTGATTTAGCACTTTCTAGGTTATCGCAGAGAGCCATATAATGATAACCATCTAAAAAGAATGGTACAAAATATGCCTCAACTACAACTTTAGACACATCATAAGTCCATTTTCTAAATTCACGATTTGTTCTATATTTATCAGCAAAACGATAATAATAGCCCAATTCAGAACCAGAAAACTGAGTTATTTCGTCCGAAAGTGTCCCCCAGCGAAGTATAGCTTTCTCAGAATTAACGAAATTCCTCCATTTACCAACATAGCTATGTGCATATGAAGAATCATTTGCAAAAGGCCATGCTTGATGATCAGCAGGAATTCCAGCAAACCTAGGATTATAGCTCAAGCCAATAGCAGGTTGACAAGGAACTGCAAATTCCAATCCTTTACCTCCTCTAACATATAAGTTACAGTAGATTGAACTAGAAACAGAAGCAGTACAAGTCAAGCTAGCCATGACATAAGCTACAACAAGTCCAGGTGCTTTTTGGACATCAGATCCCACTCCAGATGAATAATACCTAGGCCAAAAAGGTCGATCAGCAAGATAAGGAACAGAAAAAGTATGTTGACGACGATCGCCAGACAAATCAATTTCTATTCCAGCACAAGCTTTCGACTCAATAAAGCTCATTGGTATCTGAACATTCGGTTGGAATGAAACCCAGATTTTACAAACATGAAAAGTGGTACATACAAAGTCCAATCGGAACTCAATAGGTCCACGCCAGAATCCAAAACAATTGGAGATAACTGCTACAGGTGGTAAAAAGTAACAATTAACTCCATGAATCGAAGTTTTTCCGTAAGATTCAATGCTAAAGCAGGGAGCTGCTTCAACAGAGAAAATCATATGGGAAGATGATGAATCTGATTTGATCTCATAGGTTCCCACCAATCCATATTGACTACATATATAGTCAATGTCCATTTCATTTGAATTGTCAGGATGAGGTGTTTGTCCTAACGCATCAAGCCTCATAACATCTACAGAATCAGATGCATTCTTCCCTATACTAAGAGAAGAAGTTGTATGAGGTTGAAAACAGACTGGTTGAATTGGGAATGGTGGTTTATCCCTATTTCGATCAGCAAAATAAGAATTTAACAAAGGTAAAGCATACTTACCAATAAGGGAGATAAATGTATTCATAAATGACCCGGTAAGGCAGTAGAAACTCTACCCTGAAATTCAGAGTTTGGAAATCGGATATGTAATACCAACGATACTTGTTTAGTAGCTCCATCAGGTACTAATAGTTCATTCAATACACCAATTTGAAGCGTTCCAAGATCAAGGGGTTTTCCTTGCTCTTCGCGCGTCGTCCTGGTTTGTAGAAAACTTCTATAAGACTTATATGGAATATACAAAACAGCATCATTGGAAGGAGATGCATCAATAAGAGTATGCAACATAGTACTCCTAGCATATTTGTTCTTACGCATAACATCAAACATAGAATCATGAGTTGCATCATAATACCATGCCATTTGTTGCTGACCAATAGCAAAAGGAGAACCAGCTACAGTAGCTCGAATTTCAATATCTCCTCTCCAGTATTGATACATACGGAAAGGTAACATTTGAGGATAATCCTTTAAAGATTCAACTGCATAATATGGGAGATTGTAGGTAGTTACTGCATCAGTAGTACCTTCCCAAATTATGGGGGGTAGAATTGACCAAGTGTTAAGAAGATCTTTATAAACTTGCTCAGATTCAACAGAACAGAATCTTGAAAGAATTATACTAGTTGGAAAATCAGGCTTTCCACTAGATTCCTCAGAGACTTCGACAGATATGACACCACCTCTGTCGACAGGTGCTGGATCACCATGAGGATCAGACATTTAACGATTGAACGAAAAATGCTGTTCCAAGAGTACTTTGAAGAGTGCTCTTCAAATTAATACTCTCTGGTGACACCTTAAGTTGATCCGCTTTAATCCTCATATCTGAGATAAGCGCATCGAGAACTAGTACAGTATCCTTAGTCGGTTTCCCTTCCTTGGAGAATGTACCTTTCAATCCAGATACTCGGATTAGTTCTCTAAACTCCCTAATAAGTTTCGTACGAATACGATTATTAGGTTGTTTGGGCGTTTCTGGTTCAGGTTGGACCTTCTTCACAGAAACAGTTTCACTAGTAGAATTAACTACTTGTGGAGGTAGTTTTGCCAAGAATGGAGTAATCTCAACAGTCTTAGCATTATTTACAGTCCTAGATTTGATAAAACCAGACTTTTCAACCTTTATCCTAGGTTTATAGTTTGGATCAATAATAGGAGTATAAATTCTAGATTGTTTTTCATCTGATCTAGAAAAAGATGTGAGGTTGCGAGTTTGCTTGCGTTTACTCACAAATACAAGAGAATTAGTTTTCTCTTCCTTAGAAGAAGGAAGAGAATTAATCTCTACCTTCTTCTTGGGTTGAGCTGTTACTTTAGAAACAGACTGAACTATTTCTTCTTTCACAGCCATCTTCTTTGTTTTCTTAGACGTCCGGTCTAACAAAACATTTTCCAAAATCTGCTTATTTCTTGCAGAAATATGCGTTTTGGAAGTGATGGTTACAAAATCCGTCCGGGATTTTGTAGCCTGAGATGAAGCTTTCTTGAGGTCAAGTTGTTTACCTCTTTTGCGAGCTTCATTCATTATCCAAAGTTCACGATAGTATTGTGAGCTGCTATAAATAGCATTCTTTGGAGCACATTCCGGACAAAAACAATTGGGCGGAATGTATTTAACAGGCTTAGCAACTCGTTGCTGAAGTCTGTTAGCATAGCTCATACCCCGTTTAACTGGGGTAATGAGTTTGTCCTCACTGATAATAGTTGGGACAACTTCTTTGACGACCCGACGGGTTGCGCCAAAGGAAGGAAGGTCGAAGCCATAGGCTCCTTCATTAGATAGAAGGTCAAGACGAATCTTAACCTTGTCCTCGATGGAGGTTTTAGGATCCTCCAACAAATCCATTAGCGTTGTAAAGATGTCGGCTACAACGCCAAAATCAGGTATATTAAATCTCATAATAAAACCCTGAAACCCTTGAATAAGGCTGCTCCGACACAGAAACCCTTACCTATATAGACATTTTACCGTTAAACTACATAAGTAAAGTTGAATGTTTTCACCCTTAAACACTGCTAACACAGTTAAGGCAACTACCAAGAATTTTAGTTAAGTACGGCTCCCAATTCAGGTACTGCGATCTTAAAGAAAATTCAGGACGGTTAGAATCACATTTCTTTAAAGAATAAAGAAAGTGACAAAGAAATTCAAAATAAATAAATAAAATAATTTAAATATTTCGTCATTTAAAACGTCAAAATAAATATATTTAACAATAGAAAGAATATATGCCCAACATCACATTGTTATATATATATATAACTAACATGAGGCCTGAATATTATTCAAAGCAAAGAACACCCCACTAGTAACCGAGTTAGTTCGCTTGGTGCTTCCCCAGACATATATTCTTACATTGAACAAAAGAAATTTTTGTTCTTTTCTAAGAAAAT